ATACTTCTCGATGTTCACTGAGTCACAGATAGCAAGGTCACAGTATTTGACCATCATCTGCTCAGAAATTTTCCAGTATTTTCGAATCGGTGCTGACCACTTTGCTCGCATCCATTCGTGTCCGCCCGATGTCAAGTCTTGGACAACTTTTTTCACAAATAAATTTGAAAAAGCACAAAAAAATAAGCCCTACAAGGTTTTCAGTCGGTTCCAAACCGATCTGAGCCTTGTAGGGCTTAACTGTTTACTTTATATTATTTTATCTCAGACTGCCTGCAGTGGGGTGTTTTCCATCACTTTCTTAAATTGCTCCACTGTCATATTTGCCTTTTCAGCAGCGCGCTCTATTTTTAAATCACCATCTCGGACAAGCTGCACCAGCATCCGCATCTCACCAATGCTAATGCCTTCGGCTTTCACGCCTTGACTAAGGTTGCACATAACAAGCACCTCTCTTTCCAGATCTTCGTTCATTGCAACGCCAAATTCTTCTTCAAGAATTTTCTTTTTCTCCGTAGCCGCTCTGGATGAAGAGAGCAGCACATCCATAAATTTCACAATTCCTGTATAGTTTTCCGTACCCGGCTCTCCCAGACAAATCGTTACAACACTCATCAAATCGTAGTTTTCCGATTTTTCAACAGCGTTTCCAATCAACCGCTCTGGTCGGATAGAATAACGAATCAGAGTGTTTTGGAACTCCTTGGTTGGGTGTGTACAAACCCAGATAGAGTACACCTTTCGGATTTTCCCATACTCTGAGTTCGTGAATACCGGGCCGTGCTGTGCAGAGATCATTCTGCTGCAATAATAAATTGCGCGCTTTGTCAAAGGATATCCCGGATTAAACGCAGTCTGCGCTTCTACATTGATAATAAGCCGTATCACATCTTTCTGTGCAGCAGAACCCTCTGATGCTGGTGCAATCGCATCGAACCGGACATCATAATTGATGGTTCCCTCCGTCAGCGTAGAATCCTCATTATTGCTACCAGCAATTACGTCAGAAGTTTTCTTGGGTCTGTTTGTATCATCAACATGAACGCCAACTGTGCCCACTTCTGGAGTTCCTTCGATATACTTCTCTGCAATTTCGTCTACGGAGCAGGCACTGTACTCATTCACGCAGTTTTTCATAATCTGCGCCAGAATCTGTTTGTTGGCCAGCAGTTTCTTGGCAGCCTTATCATAACGCGAATCGTATTCCGTCTGCGTTATTGCATGAGCAAGCTGATTTTCCATCGGCATTCACTTCCTTACAGCAGGGTCAACAGGAGCATATACTACCCCTATTGTGTTCTCATCTTACCATAAAACGCCTTGCATATCAAGCAGGCAGATGTAAACTTTTCAGCATAGATTTGTCCATATTGCCCATTCTGATTTGAATTCAGGCCAGCAAAATATTTCAATAGAGCCGCACCTGTATTACAGATTTTTCCGTCTTTTCTAACATTCCCGTTCATCTTTTTCAAGCGAAATGATAACTGCGTTTTTCTCAGCTTCATATCTTCCCTTAAACTGATAATCTTTCCCTATAGCAAGACCATTTGCCTCTAATAATGCCTGGACGAACTGTATTCCATTGATCCTCATCCGGCACTGTCCGTCGGTCAGCAATCTGTCCGGGACCTTAAAAGACATGGGATGCTCGGCAGCACATGGCGTGATCGCAATAGACTGCCGATCTTTCCTCTGCAAAATGCAAATATAGGCCGGACTTCCAAGAATACGGATAACATCTTTTCCCACATTCATTCTCCGCCCTTCCGCCGGAATCGTCACCAGCAAATTCATAATTCGCTCAGAACTCATGTTGGCATTCCTCTCTCAGCAGTCCCACCGCTCGGCTGTTCTATATTCTCAGGTTGTTTTGCCAAATCCGGCAACAATTTATTTTCAGAAATTTCGCTTTCTTGGGGCATCGTCTCTTTTGAAAATGAATCTTCCTCCTGTACAGGCTCGTCCAATACTGCTGACCCCTGATACCCAATAAAATCCTCAAACATGTTCATCTGATGGTCTGCAATGTAGTCATTATAAGATTTTCCGATGCGATTCTTATAAGTATCCGGGAAGAATTTCATCTGTTTTTTCTTCATTTCACCAGTAAGCGGGTCAGTATATTCCTGTGGCTTCGGAGTGAACATGATTGCTTCTTCCAAATCAAACAACATACAAAGACCCTGATCTGAATTAGCCACCCGTCCAAGCACTTTATAGCGGCATTCCCGATTCCAGTTCATGAGCCTGAAGATATTTTCCACAAATTCCAATGATGTAATATCCTTATTCACCCAGTTTTCGTCTTTCTGTCGTGCCCATTCAACAGATGCACTGTCCTCTTCCGGGCACATAATCAGCGCAAGTCGCTTCTTATTAGGGTGCAAAATCGGAAGGACATACTTGATTCCTTCAAAAAGCCGAATGCAGGCCATATTGAATTTCATAACGCCGTACTTTATGCTCACTGCAGGCTTATTCAGCATGGAAAACTGGGTGCGCGGCGGAAGTTCATAGCCATCGAACTTTTCGTACTCCAGTTCTCTTTTATGTTCTTTCCGTATCTGTGCAAGTTCACGAATCAGGGAGATTTCCCGAACGCTCAGTTCCTGCGCCCTGCTTTTTTCTTCCATTCTATAAGTTCCTCCTACATCGACATCAAAAGATCATCCAGTTCACGTTGAACTTCATTTCTGCTTGGAATTGCACCAATCATGGGATTTTCTACGACTTGGCCAGATTCCATCACATCACTAACTGTAATGCTCTGAACCCATTTACTCCGATATAACCGACATTTCAGATTCATCGAACAATCCTCGGCCTGTTCATACTGATTTTTTTCAATCAAAATCCGGGACTCATCCAATTCAAAAAGCAGAAATTTTGCATTTCCCTGACCCCGGCAGATACCACGGCACTGGTAGCGGTAATTCATTTTCCAGTTCAACATTTGGAAGACCAGGCCAGAAAACGCTCTGGCTGAAAAAACACTATGAACGTCATTGTCCTCGCGCCAGTGCATCGCCGTTGAAGAGTCTCGGCCACTCTTTCGCAGGATCACGACCTGCAGAATCGGATGATAGAGTAGTTCCACATACTCACAGTCGTCCAACCGGGTATGGCAAGCCTTGCTGAAACGGATTCCATTTTTAGAAATCGTCATAACCGGGCTGCTTTGATTGATAAAGCAAGCGCCTGAAACCGTCAGGTATTCAGATTGAAGAACCTTTCCCAGCGTTGTCCCAGTCCTCATCTCTGCTATATCGTTCAGTTTCGCCACCTCTTCCGGCAGATAAGCATTCAGGCAAAGGTTACGGATGCTTTCGGCATTGATGCCGTTCCAGTTCGGATGGATACCCACAAAGCCTTTCAATGCTCCCTGCCGGATTACCACAATATCCTGCACACCGCACTTTTTGCTGCTGGATGCCACAAGATGTGCAGCCCGTGCAATCTCCGGCGAAACTATCGCTTCGTGATGTTCCGGGACATAGGCAGAGCAGCGATTCCCGTTATTCTTTGTGACCTTGCCCAGCTTGTAGTCCACCACGATGCTCTTCCTAGCTTCCAGATCACCCCAGCGGCGTTCATTTTTCATGATGTTTGCCACCATCACGCCGTTCCACTCCTGCCTGCCGCGCAGGGTGCTACGCTTCTTCTGCGTCAGGATCATTGCAATCTGCTCATAGTTGTACCCTTGAATAAATGCCAGAAAGATAAAACGTACCGTCTTTGCTTCTTCCGGCTCAATCACAAGCTGTCCATCCTTCGTATGCCGATACCCCATCAGGTCAGTCACCGGGTACTGACCTGTCATAATACGCTGGTCATACGAAAGGATCATCCGGCGGCTCTTGTTGCCCGATTCCCAGTCTGCCAAAAGAGCCTGAATGTCAAGACTGTATTGACTGCTTGGATTCAGCGTGTAGATGTTTTCAGTTTCAAAGTACACGCCAATGGGATGTGCCGGATGCATGGTTTTCAAAGCTGCGATCTGAGTCATGCAATCCGAAAAATTCCGCGCAAACCGTGAAATACTGGCACAGATAATCAGATCCATCTTCTGGTCTTTGGCATCTCGCATCATGCGCTTAAACGCATCACGTTTCCTCAGCGATGTGCCGGATTTTCCTTCATCGCTGTAAATATCCTGCAAATTCCAGTTTTCCGTTTCTGCAATCTTTTTGGTGTAATATAGAGTCTGGTTTTCAATGGAAGAAATCTGTTCTTCGCTGGAAGTGCTGACACGGGCATAAACGGCTACACGCTTCAGGTCGCTGTCGTAAATCGACGGTGTCGGTTTCGCCGGACGAAAGTAGTCTTTTGCCGCTTTCTGGCCCTGTTCTGCCTGCTTATGGATTCTGTCACGAATCTCTGCTTTTCGCCTTTCAGATTCCAGATGTCGGCTCTGCCAGTCTACTTCACTCGACAGCACGTCCACATCTTTTGCCGGGATATGTTCTACGTTCATTTCTTTTCAGCCTTTGTCATTTCATGTTCCAGTCGAATTCTCCACTCAAGATAATCTTTCCTGCGAATCGATGTATATTTTTCAGCCAAATCTTTCAGGCTCTGCCGCTGACTATCAACGTCAAGAATGGTGTCGATTCTCTGGTCGTCATCATCTGTAACAATGTCTATCCGCATTGGAAAGTCGAACAGATATTTCAGCAGAAAACAGAAATCACAGGTATTTGCTGCAAGATAGGCCCTTGTCTGCGAGAAAATCAGATTCACGGAACCATTTTTGCAATCTTTGAGCAGATGCACCATTTCCGGGCGTTTATAAATTTCCTTATTCCCTGTGATGTCAATATAGACACCGACCAGCCTTTTATCCGCATCATCCCTGAACTTTTCAGCATAGTAGGAACTGTGATAGGCCACTGCTGCATCCTTAGAGCGTTCCCACAGTTTTGCAAGTTTCACATAGCCGCCTACCTTATACTTGTGGTCCATTTACAGCACCTTCTTCCGGCTGAACACTCCAATACCATCTCCGCTTCTTCTGGTAGCAGTGGATTCCCATTTCTGTTTTTACCATCCGCGCCACACGTTTGCTGACTCCCTCGTTGTCCAGACGGCAATAAATTTCATTTGCGCTCATATCGCCTTTTTCAAGGAAATGCTTAATCCAGTAGACAGCTTTCTGCTGCTCAGTATCAAATCTTGGTTCGGTATCCGGCTGTTGTTTTTCAAAGAACTGTGGCCTGCATTCCAGCCACCGAAAGCCCTTGTCGGCAGAAATGGAAAAGCGGATGTCTTCTGCCGTAGGTGCAAGGCTGTTTTTGATTTGATGTACGATTCTTATATCAGGGTTCTCGGCATCCCGTTCAACCTGCAAAACACTTCGTGCTGCTGCTACAACATCAATGCTGCCAAGGCTACGGTACAGCCATTTGGAGCCTTCTTTTTTGTTGAGGTGTCCAATCAGAACGATAGCGCAGTCGTAGCCAGCAGCCCACATTCCAAGGCGGCGCATCAGTTTTCGCGCCCGACCTGCGATCTGCAAATCGGAATCACTGCCAAGATAAGCCTGAATCGGATCGATCACGACCAATCGCGGCCGAAATTCAATGATTGCCTGGCGGATGCGCTCATCATCCAATGTAAGGCCGTTATAAACCTCTTCATTGATGAAAGCAATCTTCTTGCAGTCTGCTCCGCAGCGTTCCAGACGGGGCTTAATTGTGTCTGAAACGCCATCCTCGGAGCATTGATAAATCACTTTTTGCGGCGCACCGATCTTACAGCCATCCGGCGTCTTACCACCTGTTGAAAGTTCTGCAATCAGATTCATCATCATGGTGGATTTTCCATCGCCGGGATCACCCTGCAGCAGTGTGATTTTTCCGATTGCAATAAAGGGATACCACAGCCACCGTACATCCGTTGACTGAACTTCGCTATACAGTGTCAGCAGCCGTTCCATTTCGTTTTCCCCACTTTATTTTCGCAGCTTGATTTCATGCTTCTATTATACGCTTGTCAGATGATTTTTTCTGTGAACCAGCAGTTCACTTGTTGCTCAAAATGTGAACTGCTGGTTCACATTTTGGCCTCAGAAGCCATCTCCGCTAGAGGGGAAAAATAAGAATTCTGACTTCTATGCAAATTGCCTCTTTGTTTTCTCTTGATTCATTTCTCCATAAGTCAAATAATTAAAGTATTCTTATGCGGGCATTTGAAAGGAAGATCACTATATGTCCGTAAATCGTACTTCTCTAGGAAAACGAATCAGCTTCTACCGTTCAAAATCGAATCTGACGCAAGAAGTTCTTGCCGCAAAAGTCAACTGCAGTCGTGAATACATTGTCCAAATCGAAAATGGCACAAAGGTTCCAAGCCTTTCTGTCCTTGTCAAAATTGCCAACACATTATCCGTTTCCGCGGATGAGCTTTTGCTCGACTGTCTTGAACATTCATCTTCCTCTGCAAACTCTGAAATTCATCGCTTGCTGTTGGACTGTAATGAAACTGAACAGACTGTCATTATCCGCATGGCAAAGGAGTTAAAGGCTACTCTTGTCAGCCTTGGAATTTAACATTATTTCGCAGTAAAAAGCACAAAAAACAACGGCCCGCATAAGCTGCAGACGCACCCTCGAATTTTCCTGGGTGCTGTCTGTGGTTTACGCGAGCCTTCGTTTTTGATTGCTGGAACTTGGCATGTATCTTAGATCAAAAAGTCGCTATAATCATTTTTCTGCATATCTGCTTAGCTTCTGCTTATCCCCATCAACCTATAACTTTCACATTCCTGCGGAATGAAACGCCCTCATAGCCAAGAAGATGCAAATCCTCTTATCTATGAGGGCGTTGCTTTTATTCAAGCAGTTCCAAAGGTGGGCTATCCGGGTTTGGCATCTTATATGTACCATACCTGCCGAAGCATTACTGCCGTCAGTTCCAGAAGTACTACCACGCCGCCGACCACCTGCGGTATCATAAAACTCACAAATCCGCCGATCAGCATTTGAAGTGCTTCCATTCCTTGCGACTGCTGCATGAGGTACGAAAGAATCGCCGTTGCCAACAGCACACTGCCCAGCAGATAGAAAATCCATGCCGAACAATGATGCAGGAATACCACAAACCACTTTGCCAGCCATACAGCAAGGATCAGCGGCAGGGTTATCATCACCAACATCATTTTTAACAGCCATCGAATCGCTTTCATAGTGTCCTCTTTCCGACTGGTCCGTTGCCCATGTTATAACACACTCTTTGATGTTCCAACATGGGCAACCCAGTCCTATCTCAAATTCAGCCTGTATGCAGTGCCTTTACAGTATCCTGTATGCTCTGCTCGTATTTGAACCGCACCACAATGCGCCCTCCATCGTGCACAAAGACATTTTCAATAAAGGCCGACACCATACCTGCCGTGAGCCTCGTACCGTGCAGGAAATTCTCTGCCTGCTCTGCCGCTGCACGCACCGTTCCCGGCACAGCACTCCGAGTGGATTCCACTCCTTTTTCCAGTTCTATTTTTTCTTCTACCTCTGAAATTCGTCTATCACACTCCTGCTTTTTCTGCTTGTAGGTATCCAACGGGAGTGTTCCTGCCGCATATTCTTCATACATCCGCATCTTCTCTCCCTTTAGATTTTTTAATTCCTGCTCCATCAGAGTTTTTCGGCGGCTTGCCTTTTTGCTGGCCTCTTTCAAATCCTGTTCTTCTTTTTGAATATCACCATAAAGGGAATCCAGCAGAGAGAGTTCCTTTTTCAGTGCCTGAAAGACGGCACTTTCAATATCACTGACCTGAAATATCTCAGATGTGCATTGGGTCTGCCCAACCAGTTCCAAGCCCTCTCTGCACCAGAATGTCGGTACAACCTGTTTGAAATTGTGCGCCATCACTCGTCTGCAATTTCCGCAGCGAACTTTGCCTTTCAATGGAAAGTCCACGCTACCCATCAGCACTTTATGACTGTTGCTCTTTATGACAAGCTGCGCTTTTTCAAATTCTTCACGACTTACGATTGCTTCATGGGTTCCCTCCGTAATAAACTGCTGTCCTTTGGGAACCGTTCTGACAATACTTTTGCCGGAAATCAGTGTTTTTGTTTTGCCCAAAACCATTGCCCCGGTGTACACATACGCCGTGAGGATTTTCCAGACACGAGAACTATCCCAAAGAATCACTGGGGCGATGGTATAGGTCGTTTCCTTGCCATACGCCTTATTTTCTTTGTTATATACGCTCGGCACAGGAACATTTTCGTCATTGAGCATCATCGCTATCTCTCTTGTACCTAACCCCAGAATCGCAAGGTCGAAAATGCGCCGCACGATTTTTGCTGCTGGCGGGTCAATGATAAATGCGCCCTTTTTGTCTGGGTCAAACTGATAGCCGAACGGTGCAGCGGATGCCGTTGTAATGCCTTTTCGCCACTTGACCTGATTGGCAGTCCGCAGCTTCTTCCCTGCGTCCCGGCAGTACATCGTGTTCACCAGATTGCTGACCACCACATCCATGCCCAGCGTTGTACCTTTATAATTATTGCTATCATAGTTGTCATTGATGGCAATAAGCCTTACCCCCAGCAAAGGAAAAATCTGCTCCATGTACTCACCCACGCCGATATAATCACGACCAAAGCGAGAGAGGTCTTTTACAATGATGGTATCAATCTTGCCATTGCGAACACCATCCATCATCTGCTGGAATCCCGGTCTGTCAAAATTGCTGCCTGTGTAGCCATCATCTACAAAATCCATCACAGGCACATTTTGCAGACTTTCTTTGCAGGCAATATACCGCTGGATCAGTTCTTTCTGGTTTTCAATGCTGTTGCTCTTATCTTTTCCATCTTTACCCAGGTCGCCATCAGCCCTTGAAATGCGCTGATACGCTGCAATCATTTTCTTCACTCTCCTTTTCTACCTCTGCAAACACATCCCGAAATCCGAAAATGATCCGAATCCGCTTGTCCGCGCTCACTTCGATTCTCTGCACAAGGGATTTTACCAACTGAATATCAAATTCAAAGTTGTCCAGATGTTCTTCCAAATGAGAAGCCATATTCAGATATTCTTCGATTTGCTGTTCTACCTGCACTTTTTTGTTCTCTGCTTCCTGCAGCGCAGTTCGCAGGCTATCGTATTGTCTGGAATAATCCTCCCGAATCAGTTGGTAATCTTCGGAATACACCACACCAGCCACATAGTCCGCATAAAGCTGTTCCCGCTTCTTGGCCATCTGGCTGACTTTATCTGTCAGGCTCATAATTTCACCCTTCGCCCGGTAGACGGGATTCTGCACATCCTCGATTTTCTGCAATTCTTCCAGCACCTTCCGTTTATCGCACAGCCGGACAATGAACAAATGCAACTGATCCATTATCAGGGCTTTCAGCAGTTTTTCTGGAATCTGGTGGCCGATGCACTTATCGTCAGCCTGCCTTGCTCTGCAAATATAGTAGCAAACCTTTTTACTTTCTTCTGCTCCATGCGGAAGCCTGTCAAAATCCATCGGTCTGCCGCAATCTGCGCAGAACACCATTCCGGCAAGGTCGTTCTGGTACTCACTGCGAATCTGCTCCGACTTTGCTCTTACCGTCTGGAATACTACTCGATTCTTGTTCAAGATTTTTTGCACCTTTTCAAAATCATCCCTTGCGATGATAGCTGGATGTGTGTTCTTTGCCACATACCACTGTTCTTTCGGAAGGTCGCACCTGTCCTGTCCTGCGAATAACTTCTGCGTACTTTTATTGTTGATAGTATCGCCCACATAGGTTTGATTTTCCAGAATGTGCCGGATTGTGGTTACGCCCCACTTTTTATAGGTAAGAACTTCTTTCCCCTCAACCATTTTTCTATGCCACTCCCGTGGAGTCGGAACCTGCAGCAATGTCATTCGTCGAGCAATTTCAAAAATAGGCACACCCATCAGTTCCCACTGGAAAATCAACTGCACATAAAATGCAGCTTCCGGATCAATTTCATTACGCTTCGTCACGGGGTTCCGAATATAGCCATACGGGGCATCGTTTCCGACTGCATAGCCTGCTTCTTTCTTGCGCTGCAAAGAAGTCCATATCTTTTTGGATATGTCTTTCGCGTACATTGCGTTGACCATATTCCGAATCGGGAGAGCCAGACTTTCCATGTCCTCTTTGCGCGTACTGTCAAAGTTGTCGGTAACTGCAATCAGCCGGACCCCCAGAAACGGGAACACTGTTTCGATATAATACCCCGCTTCCAAATAGTTACGACCAAAGCGCGAAAGGTCTTTCACCACAATGCACTTGATTTTCTTCTGCCGCACATCGTTCATCAGGCGGGTAAATGCAGGCCGCTTAAAATTCGTTCCCGTAAAACCATTGTCGAAGTAGGTGTCCACATAACTCAGTTCACTGCTGCGATTGATATAATCCTGCACCAGCGCAATCTGCGTTTCCATGCTTTCTTCTTTTTCTTCATCCTCAACGGAAAGCCGCCCATAGATTGCCGCTGGCATTTTTGCTTCTTCCAGCTCCGGCAGCAGCACGGAAGCTGCCACCTGTTCCGGCTGCGGGAGATTCTTTCTACTCTTTCGCGCCATCGTCTGTTCCCTCCATCTCTATCCGGCCAAGCATCTTTTTCCATTCATCCGTTTTCATTGTCAGGCTGATTTTCGCCTGCCCGTTTTCCAGCAGTGTAACTGTGACCTGTTCGATGTATTTCTTCACAAAATTGCGGTCAAGTTCTTCCGGGGTCTTATACTGTGCCATCTGCTAAATCCACGGATTGCGCAGGCTCAACGCCCGTTCCCATACCAGCGTATCTTCCATAATTG